CAGGAATTAGCAGATGTTATCAAAGATAGTCAATTAGGTGTAGCAGCTAATGGAGTTCTTTATATGCAAGATAAACCAGGTTTGATTGCGGACATTCTAAATACATGGTTTAACAAAAGGGTTGAATATCGTAAATTAGAAAAGAAATATGGTGAGGAAAAAAATACCGAATTATATGAGTTCTATGGTAAAAGACAACACGTCCAAAAAATCCTATTGAACTCAATGTATGGTGTATTAGGTTTACCGGCATTCCGTTTCTATGATGTGGATAACGCAGAAGCAGTGACACTAACAGGACAAGTCGTAATTAAAAAGACGGCTGAAATGGCAAATAGAAAATATTGGAAAGAATTAGGAACAACCGATGACTATAATGTTTACATTGATACTGACTCAATTTATATGATGGCAGAACCTTTGGTAAAACATAGATACCCAGACTATAAAACATTTGATGAAAAGCGAATGGCAGTTGAGGTGGATAATATTGCAACCGAAACACAAACATTCTTAAACTCATTCTACGACTTATTGGCAGAGAGATTTTTCTTTATTCCAAAAGATAAACATAGATTTGAGATTAAAAAGGAATATATCAGTAAAGCAGGATTTTGGGTAGCAAAGAAAAGATATGCACAATGGATGATTTTGAAAAACGGAATACCTTGTGATAAGTTGGATGTGAAAGGTTTGGATGTGGTTAGAAGTTCATTCCCAAAAGCATTCCAAAAATTTATGTCAACAATGTTAAAAGATATTTTGATGGGTAAAGGACATGATTATATTGATGATACTCTATTGACCTTTAAGAAAAGTTTACCAACACTACCTGTAAATACAATAGCAAAAGGTGGAGCATTAAAAGAATTGAGTAAATATGATAATGGTAGTTGGAAAACAGGTGACGCAGTAGCAAACTTTGAGAAAGGAACACCTGCACACGTAAAAGCCGGAATAACATACAATAGATTATTAAAATTCTTTAATTGTCCATATAAGCACGAACCAATTAGAGATGGTGATAAAGTAAAGTGGGTATATCTTAAAGACAACCCATTGGGATTAGAAACAGTTGCATTCAAAGATTATAATGACCCAAAAGAAATTATGGATTTTGTGGAAAGGTATGTAGATAGAGATAAGATATTCTCAGCAGAATTAGAAAACAAATTAGATGACTTTTATAACGCATTAAAGTGGGATAAAGTTACCGCAGATACAAAGACTGCAAAGAAATTCTTCGCTTTTTAATTTGGCAATATCAAAAATTAGTCGTATATTAGTAAAACAAACAATAAAACATGAACAAAAACAATTTATTAAAATTCATTCAAAAGTACTCATTAGGTGGACTTATTGAATCAGTAGCGTGGAACGCAGAAGGAACAAAGTTATCAGTTAGATTTATTTCTGATGATAAAACATTATTAGGTGAGGTAGAGTATAATGCTTACACATCGACACCAATGAATGTTGGTATTTACACAACATCATTATTGAAAAATATGATTGGTGTATTAGATAGTGATTTAACATTAAAAGTTGACAAAGCAGGTGAAAAATCAGTATCATTGAAATTATCATCAGAAGAAACTGAAACATCTTATCAATTAGCAGACTTAGGGGTTATTCCTCCAGTTCCAGATTTGAAAACATTACCTGATTTTGGTATTGCAATTGATATGGCATCTAATATGATTGATAAATTTATCAAAGCAAAGGGTGCATTGAGTGATGTAGATACTTTCACAATCTTTACCGAAGGTGGTGATTTGAAGATGGCAATTGGTTATTCTTCTATCTCTACAAACAGAGTTACATTTACTGCACAAAAAGATTACGCAGAAACGGTAAAACCAATTTCTTTCTCAGCAAAGTATTTGAAAGAAATCTTAACGGCAAACAAAGAAGCAACATCAGCAAAATTAAAAGTTTCAACGGATGGTTTATCAAATGTTGAATTCCAAATTGATGATTTTGTATGTAAATATTATCTTGTGGAGATATCAAACTAATAAAAATGGCAGAACAATTAGAATTATTCCCAACGGAAGTTGGTTATGAATTAACTCCACAAGAAGAAACACAAGTACAAGAACCACAACCAATCCCTGAACCAAAAGTTTATGAAGATTGTGAATGGTGTTTTCAATTTAATGATGGTGAACCAACTATATTTGCATTTAGCAATCCGGCACAATCTAATAATGAATTAACATTTACAATTACTAATTCGGAAGATTCGGTGATGACATTTACAAATAGTGATGGTGAATTTAAAATTTTCGCAAGAGAAATTACCGAAGAAACAAAAATAAAAAGAGAACAAATCAATGCAAGTAAAAATCAAGAAACTCAACCCTAATGTAGTAATCCCATCTTATGCAAAGAGTGGGGATGCGGGTATGGATTTAATAGCAACATCTATTATAGGTGAAGAAGTATTTCAAATAACATATGGTACAGGAATTGCGTTGGAAATTCCCAATGGATTTGTTGGATTAGTTTTCCCTCGTTCATCTATTAGAAAAACCGATTTAAGTTTAACTAATTCGGTTGGTGTAATTGATAGCGGATATAGAGGAGAATTACAGGCCACATTTAAAAAACATAAAGGAGTGGCATCAACGAAGTATGAAGTGGGTGATAGAATTGCACAAATTATGATTATACCTCATCCAACTGTTGAATTTCAAGAAGTAGATGAATTAACAAACACCGAAAGAGGCGAAGGCGGATTCGGTTCAACTGGCAAATAATATGAGTTTTTTCGCAAACGAAAATAGTAAAAAAGAACACACACTTTGGGTAGAACGGTACCGTCCCCAAACACTTGCAGAATATGTAGGAAACGAACAAGTAAAAGAAACAATTCAGCAGTATTTAGATGCAAATGATATACCACATTTATTGTTGTATGGAAAAGCGGGTACGGGTAAGACCACACTTGCAAAGTTAATCGTAAACACAATCAAATGTGACTTTATGATTATCAACGCATCGGATGAAAATAATGTGGATACGGTTAGAACAAAAGTTAAGAACTTCGCATCATCAGTTGGATTTGCAGGTTTCAAAGTAATTATCTTAGATGAGTTTGATTATATGACACCGGGAGCTCAAGCGATTTTGAGAAACTTAATGGAAACATTCAGTAAGCATTGTCGTTTCATCTTAACCTGTAATTATATTGAGAAAATCATTGACCCTATTCAAAGTAGATGTCAATCTTTCGCAATTACCCCTCCGACTAAAAAGGATGTAGCAGTTCAGGTAGCAAAGATATTAGAAGCTGAAAAGATTAAGTTTGAACCAAAAAATATGGCTGATGTGATTAATTCATATTATCCAGATATTAGAAGAATACTTAATACCTGTCAATTACAATCAGCAAAGGGTGAATTGAAAGTAGACCATAGAGTAATGGTTGAAGCAAACTTTGCAACTAAACTTATTGACTTATTAAAGGCAGACGATGATAAGAGAAATATGTTTATGAAAATTAGACAGGCAGTAGCTGACAATAGATTAAATGATTATTCGGAAATGTATACAATGTTATACGAAAAGGTAGATGAATACGCAAAAGGAAATGTGGCAAATACAATCTTAACAATTGCAGATGGTCTTTCAAAGGACGCATTGGTAGTAGATAAAGAAATCGTATTTATGTCTACAATTATACAAATATTAAACATAATAAAATAATGGAACAACAAATGAACCAATTACCGCCGAACTTCAATTTAAATGACGCGAGAGATATGGATTGTGAATGTGGTGGAAAGATTTTCTTACCAGGTTACAGATTCAAAAAAATTAGTAGATTATTAACTGGTGCACCAAAGGATTCGGTTATGCCAATTGAATTGTATGTATGTGCAACTTGTGGTAAACCTTTAAATGAATTACTTCCACAAGAATTACAAGAAACAAAAATCATAGAATAATGGCAACTAAAAAGTTATTTGACCATCTTAATGCAATTACTTCTGAACAAGACCCAAATTATTTTGATAAATTGTCAGAAGAGGATTTGAAATCATGGAGTAACTTTATGGTAAATCGTTTTCTTTCTATGAAACCAGAATGGGTTGAATTGATTGCAA